CTCTGTTGCGACAATCTTGGCTTCGCCACCTACGGCCTGTAGCGTCAACGAATGGCCGATGTAGAAGAAATCGTTCGTATACGTATTGTTGCCCTCGACGTTGATCGTATCGCCGTCTGCTGACGCTGCGACTGCCGCGGCAATTGTCGTATACTGCTGTCCCGTTGGTCCAACTGTTAGCGTTGCCATTTGCTTTCTCCTTTATGGCGTTAATGCATCAGCCGATGCTGCGCTGTCGCTGACGTGTATGGCAAGCCCTGACGTGCTAGTCGCAGCATCAACCGCTGCCGTGAGGTCTTGTAGAGTCCTAACGTATTGGCCAGCGAATGTGAACTGATCGTGCGACGTAGCGCTGTCGCTCAGGCTAAAGCCAGGCGTTGGGCCACCGACGAAGTAACGGTATGCTGTCACGTCGCTTAGGTCCTCTTCCATGATGTAGAACGTATTGAAGCTCTGCGGCTTGACCCAGAAGTTTTGGCCAATGTATGCGGCCGGTAAGTTGTGGGCGAGGAAGTTAGCGTTGCTGCCGACAAACATGAACTTAGCACCAGGGGCGAACGCTCTCGGCGTGGTGCCATATAGCCCACGATAGAGGCCCGTTAGGACATACGTAAAGGGCGAACTGAGCGTAGCGTTCACGTAAGCAAAGGCTTCAAAGCCGTCGTCGTCTTGCATCACGCAGATGCTATGGCCCGCTGATGCAGCGCTGTCCGTGGACGATGCTAGTTCACCGTCGCTCTGCATTAGCGAGACGTAGATTGTATCCGTAACGTCTGGGTTCACACCGGCAAATGCCGGCACTGCTGACGTAACGAAGCCACACGTTGCTGCACCGATGATACGGCCCATTAGTTCGTAACTGATGTTGTCCAAACTAATCCATACGTCAACACCGCCCCAGTTCGGATCCAGCGTTCCGCCTGCTCCACCGCTACAACCGAAGATGATCTGCGGCGTGCTGAAGCCCATCGCCGTTAGCATAGCAGTCGTCGGCTCGAACGTAACTGGCGGATACGCGGGCTGGGGTGGATTGTTCGTCGCGCCTTGGTTCGGCGGCGTGCTCTGCGTCGTCGGTATAAAGGTCGGTGAATTGGCACCGCCCCAGCGGAAATTCAACTCGGACCCATCGAACAATGCTATCGCACGTGTCGTCGGCACTGTTGGCAAAGCCGCACCAAATTCCTCAGCCGTGACTGCGATGTTCTCATCTTCGTCATCTTCGATATCAGTGATACGCACGCCAACTGTTTTAGTATAATCCGTCGGATCCGGTATTGTGATAATGTCCATCGGCCTTAGCCATGCCCACAACGGGTTCATCTTCCACGTATACGTCCGCATGATGCCGATGTTACGCCGAAGCTGCGCAAGCGAAGACATCGTAGCGTAGTTAACATGGCTGAACTCGTTCGCTAAGCCTATGTTGTCAATGCGCGGACCGTAGAGTTCAACATGAGCTTCGTCCTTCGCTTCAGCCGGCACATCGTTGTAGAAATTATAGCGGTCCTTGTAGTCAACCCGGATGGTATTGTATACTTCCGTTGGATCTTTGCGCATGAACGCAATTGGATCCGCGTCCTTCTCCGTTGTCTGCATTATGTCGTCAAGCGTAATCGTTACGATTGAGCCTCGTGCTGGGTTGTAGTATTTCGGATCAGCCGCGCCAGGAGCTAGGCCCGGGTTGGCGTCAGCGTATGCGTCCCAATACGGTATGAACTGAAGCGTTTCGCCGTTCCAGACGGCAGCGACATTTAGGTTCTTCAGCCAACGCTCGAGTATTGAACTTGCACTCTCGACGTTGTTGATAACCACGCTCCAGCCGAAGCCGACGGCTTGGCAATACGTTGAGAGCGCAGCATCGCCGATACCAGCATTGAACCCGTCCTGCGAAGTGAAGATCGTCGACGTGTCGATCCACGCGGGCGGGAACGTAGCACCGTAGCGGTCGTTCGTCAAGAAGTCCCAGATGACCGCGGCTGGATCAGCGTCAAGCGTTCCGAGGTATATCGGACCCATGTAGCCAACGGGATTACCGTCACTGTCGCGTTGACCACTGGTTATGACAATCGTTGTGTCGTTAAGTGGACAAGTGCCGGCCAAATGGCCACGGACAACGAGGTCTATTTGCGGAACTGTTGCGCTCGCGTCCAGCCGTGCGTTATAAAAGCCCCAATACGCCGTGTTCTTATATGGCCTCGCATCATAGGGCCAAAGATACGAGATGACGGGCCATGGCGGCTGAGTGTCGCTGCCGTCGTAGAAGAAGGCGCCGTTGTTCGGATAGTCCCAGGGGACGTATACGTTCGCGTCCTGGTAGATGATGAACGTTTCGCCAATAGTTCCTTCGCCCAACGCCAAGATAATCGTCGCATAGTATTCAATTGACGTGCTACCTTTGCCGCCCGTCAGGTTGCCCTTGCCACCGCCCGTTTTGACCTTGCGTGCAATGAAGCCGTTGTAATAGATCAGGTTGATGTTAATGCGAGGCGCACCATATATCAACGGAATAGGCAAAACTTGAACCGCCGTGTTTACCTGAAGTCCCGTAAACTCCGGTATAACCTTCGGCTGTGAGCCCTTTAGATTACTCATCGGTTAATCCCAGAGCGTGAAGAAACGTTGCGGCACAAGCGCTAGCGCCCGTTTGCCAATTATATTCTTCGATACGTCCTCTTTCATAACGACAGCGGCGCCGATTGCGTGCACTACGTTCGGCCAATCAATAATGATCGACCCATGTGCAAAAACTTTGCCAATCTTAAACATGACGAGATCGCCTGGTAGCGGCTTACGCGCCGGAGGCCCGGGCACCTCCTTGGCGTATTTCATAATGTTTTCCATATAGAGTTCTTCATTGCGATGAATGTGCCACTGCGGCGGATATGGACGCGGATCTAGGTCCTTCGGCAAAAGGCCCAGGTTGCCGTAGACGGCAACGAGAAGCATGACACAATCAGTGCCGCCGCCTACGGCGCCCTTGACCATGGCGTTGCTAACGTAGGGCGTGCCGACCCAGCTTAGCGCCTCGGCCACCACGGCCTGTCGCATTTCCATTTCGCTTCGCGTTTCGCTCATGGCTTTGCCCTACTAGACGCTGATGACGATCGGCGGAACCTTGTCGAAGCCGCGGAAGTTCGCCTGGTTGTTGAACTTCAACTGGCACGTGTTGTAACTCTTACTACAGCCAGGGTAATACGTGATGGTGTCACCGACATTCGGCACATCATTTAGCTTATACGCAAGGTGCAAAGCGATAGGGTCATTGTCGTCCATGAGGACCTGAAGGCCCTGGTTAACGCCCGAGGTGAAGATGAGCCTGCCCTGCGCGTACGTCGCAATGCTATCTGCACTATAGGGCGTGTCTACACCGCCGCGTGGCACGATGTTGTTACTATCGGCATAGTCTATCGTTGCATGCTTTGCGTATGCGCTCTTGTTCAGCGAGCAGCCATGGTCGAAAAGGGTCCACAGACAGCCCGGCTGGTAGTAATTGCGCGGCATGTTCACGTTGAGCTTCAACAACGCCGACTTGACCTTGAGTTCAACGTGGCTCCTTCCGCCTTTCACTACGCTTGACGTATAGCCCGTGAACAGCGTCCATACGATCAATGGGTCATTCTGAATATCGCGCTCGACGTTACCGCTGACGAACTCCCACAAGATCCGCTTACGCACAATGACGGCACCGTCCAGTATGCCCTCTTCAACGGCAGCGAGGAACTCAGCGCCGAAGATCGTATCGTATGGCCCGGCCCATATCTTCATGCTCTGCTCGTCAACGCTAAGGCCAACGCCCAACTTACGCTGAAGTCCTTCGAAGCGCAACGCATCGGCTTTATACAAATTGCCGTGATATACAATCGGCACGTCAAAATCCGTGAAGTAATCGTTGTCGCCAATGGCCGAGGTGAACTCGTATAAATGGGCCATAATGGCGCGGTCGCAACAGGTTATGAAGCGCAAATACTCGGACGGTTTGCCTATACTAATCGGATGCCATCGAACGACAGCAGGGCCGACGCTCAATGCGAAGGCATAGTAGGACATACGCTGTGCGTCGTAGATATGATAAAAGACGCCGAACTCGATCACCTCCGGATGGTTGACCGGAGGTCCGGTCCATACGATAGTGCCGTTATCGGTATCAATAATGATGAAGTCACGCCCGCCACCTTGCATCATCGTATTGCTAGTCAACCGGTCCTGGCTCTTGTTGTAAGAGCCGGCGCTGACGTGCGCATCGCGCAAGGTCCAGTTGACAGTGCCGTTGAGGTTGACCGACACTATCATTGTCGGATCTAAGTTGTCGAACGTGCTTAACCAAAGTATAACGCTACCGTGCCGCGCATCATACGATGCATTCGGCACGGTCACGCCCCCACCTATAGCTTCGGGAAAAACAAAATAGCTGGGAACTGTGCATAACAATTCCGAGTCAATGTCACCTGCGTCGCTAACCATAATGCTCCAAATATCTATGTTGCCGGAAGTGCCAATCCAATCGGAATTGATAAATATAAACTGGCAGGCGCCGTGGGCTTGCAAACCGGGCATAAGGTTGCACTGGTAGGCCGTATACGTCGGCGTAGGACCGATGCCGATCGGCGACATAGCGGTCCCATCGTAGAACTGCGGACCAGTATCGGTTCCACCATTTGATAAATAGCCGACGAATGTATGGCCGGACGTGCGGTTCGTGACACCGGCTCCGCCCATCACCGCGCCCTGCGACGATGCAGCGCCGCCACTGCCGGTGTAGCTTTCGCCCGTTACCTTCATCGTAACCGGATCAACACGTGTGAAGCGTGTCCATTCGTTAGGCAGACCGGCTTCACCGGCGGTCAGTATGAATATGTCCGTGCCTTGCCCGCAGCATATGTCGTAAATACCCGTCGGCGCGTCCGATGGTGGAAAGCCCGGCGGTTTACCATACGGTGTATCCTCATACATTTGCTCCAGCGTTGTCGTGCGTGTGACCACCATCGTGCCGAGATCATACGTCGCTATGCCCCCGTGGCCCGATCCGTCTATGGCTATATAACCAACCTGCCGCGTCCAATCGAACGCCCAGCACGTCCACAGTTGCGGACTGTAGCCGTCAGGAAAGTTCGCATCCGCGTTATAGTTCGGCATCAATACCATAGTTAGCTTAATGTCCCATATATTATCGGCCAAAGCTGCGCTCCCCCTACGGCTTCACGGACTCAA